AACCTTGGGCACAACATCAAGAACGCCGCCAAGACGGGCATCGGTCGTGGCAAGGGCAAGATCACGAAGGCGGCGAAGAAGCGTCAGCAGCGTGGCAAGCCTGTGGAGTTTGTCGGCGGCTTGTACGTTGACCTGACGGGCTATTCGGCTGGAACGCCACGTCCAGCGGGACAGCCTATCCGCTCGTGGGCACCGAAAAAGTTCATGTACAGCGACATCGTCGATTTCTACGATCCGGCTCGTGGCACCGCTGTGATTGGCACCTTGAAAACAAAGCCACGCCTGGCACAGCTGCACCAGTTCGGCGGCAGCGTGAAGCAGACCGCGTGGCGGATCGGCGTCGGGGCTGCACGCAATGCGTACCTGCGGAAGTCAGCCGGCAGGAGCGGTGCAGGACGTGACGCCAGCGGGCGTTTCACGAAGGGGCAGAGCTTCGGCCCGCAGAAGAACCAATACGAATACGGCGCTTTGATCTGGAACATCGACAGCATCGGCGGCTTCCGGCACTCCAAGAACTGGGAGCGTACGACAATGAGCCGCATGGTGACGTATCCTGCCCGCCCATTCATGGCAGGGTCGAAGCGAGTGGACGAAGCCGTACGCAAAGCCAACGAGAAGTGGCGGAACATGCTCGCCCGAAACTAGCCACGGCATACCCGGTCTAGTTTCCGCCTGCCTGCCCATACCGTGAGCGAACCAGCCGCACCGCTGGCACTCGCACACGAGGCACCGCATGTCTACAGGCACCGTCACTATCAGGCTGGGCAAGGACGTCACCATTACGGGCGTCGCAAATGCTCGCAGCTGCACCGTCAGCCACTCTGCGTCCGAGGTGGACGTTACGAAGTTTGGCGACACAAGCCGCAAGTTTCGCAAGGCATTGATCGAGCAGACCGTCGAGGTTGAGTGCGTCGATTCTCCCGGCGTCACTGTCGGCGGCACGTTCACCATCGGCGGCACAATCACCGGCAATGCCACGTACGTCTGCACGAGTGTTGCACGCTCGGAACCTCTCGATGGCATCGTGACGTTTTCCGTCTCGGGTTCTCGCACCACTCCCGCCACCTGATCACCACCCCACACGCAGGAACCATCACACATGGCTATCACACTCGGAAAAGACGCATCGGCGACGATTCCATTCGGCGAAGGCATCATCTCGGCGACGTTCACCGAGGAATGCGAAACGATCGACATCTCGAACCGAAGCAACGTCGGCACCGGCGCAGGCCGCAAGGCGTTCCTCGCTGGCTACACCACTCGGACGTGGGAGATCGAGTGCCACGACGCCGACGGCGTGATCACGTCGCTTGAGGCGGCGAATCCGACCGGCTACACGGTCATGAGCGTGTCGGAAAACATCTCGCTTGATGGTGCTGTGACCTATTCACTCTCGATCAAAGAGGCGTCGTGACGCATGGCGATCACGCTGGGTAAAGACTGCTCAATCGTGCTCGATAGCGGGCAGATCCTCAGCGCTCGCAACGTGACGCTGACAGAGTCTGCCCGCACGATCGACGTGAACGCCTACGGCAGTCGGTACGCAGCGGTGTACAGCACGGGCTATGAGTGCAGCGTGTCTGTCGAACTGAACGACGCAGCGGATCTGGGCACGGCGTTCCAGAAAATGCACACGGGCGGGACGTTCCAAGTCAGCGGCGGCGCTGGCGGGTTTTCGTTTCTGGCGGTGATGACTGGGATTTCCGAGACAGACCCGATTGATGGCGTGGCGTCCTTTGTGCTCGAAGGTCGCATGACCGATCCGGCTCTTGCGAGGTAGTGGGATGCGTGAGTTTCGTGATGACCAGGGCAGACCGTGGCAGGTGGCGTTGACGGTGGCGTCGGCGCTTCGTGTCCGTGACAACGTCACGGTCGATGTCGTGGACGAAGAGAGCGGCGAGCGCAAGGCTGTGCCGTTCGACATGGTGGACGCTGCGAACATCTCGCAGACGTTCCAGGTTCTCCGAAGCCAGTACGCAAAGATCGGCGAGATTCTCTACGCAATGCTCACCAAGCAAATCGAAGCGAAGGGGCTGTCGAAGGAAGACTTCCTTGACGGTCTTCGTGGCGATTCGCTGGACGCTGCAACGAAAGCACTAGAGCAGGAACTCGTCGATTTTTTCCCCCAGCGCCTCCGCAAGATGATCGCGCTTCTCGCTCAGAAGATGGACGAAGTAGCAAGCGAGATGCTCGGCAGAGCGGAGGCGGGTCTGGAGAAGGCGACGATCGAGAGCCTCGCCGGAGCATCTGGGACGCAGTCTGGGAAGCCGCCGGAATCCTCGGAGTACATCCAGGCAAGTGGACCGTCCGACAACTCTTCGCCGCTCGTGACAGCCGCCTAGAGCACGACTGGTGGCACACGGCAAACCTTCTCGCACAACAAGCGAACCTGAATAGAGACAAGCACACGCCGAAAGCCGACCCTCGAAAACTCAACCCGTACGCGAAAAAGCCCAAGCCGCGACAGGCGACGCCTGATGACCTGAAACGCCTCTTCGGCAAGGACTGGCAGAAACACGTATGAGTTCCGCAGCAGTCAGAGCCGGTGGCGTATTTGTTGAGATCGGTGCCGATCCGAGGAAGTTCTTCTCGGCACTGTCGAAGGTCAACAAAAGCCTCGGGAATATGGGCCGCTCGCTGGCTTCGGGCGGCGGCAAGCTGGCGGCGGCTGGCATTGGCATGGCGGCACCTATCGCCGCTGCCGTGCGTCAGGGTGCAGCGTTTGAATCGACGCTGCTCAACATTCGGGCGAGCACGGGTGCGACTGCGGCGCAGATCGACCAGATCAAGGCGTCGTCGATGGCGATGTCGCAGGCTCTCGGCGTCGGGCCGACAGCCGCAGCGGAGGGGATGCTGGCGCTGTTGAAGGCTGGCATGGAACTTCCCGACGTGCTTGGCGGTGCTGGACAGTCCGCGCTGGAGTTTGCCAGCGTCGGGCAGGTCGCCGTTGGAGATGCTGCCGAAGTTCTCGTTGACATCATGAACGTCTTTGGTGGCACTGCTGCCCAGGCGGCCAACGTCATGTCATCTGCGGCAGACTCTTCCAGCGTGTCAATCGAGCAGATGGTGCAGGCGTTCTCGCAGGCGTCTGCTGTTGCGAAGCAAGCAGACCAGTCTCTGTCGGACACCTCGGCGGCGATTGCGATCCTTGGTGCGGCAGGCATCAAAGGCTCAGACGCCGGCACGTCGCTCAAGTCCATGTTCTTGCGGCTCATCAACCCGGCGTCTGATGCCGAAGGGGCACTCAACTCAGTCGGGCTTACGGCAAAGAGCTTCATTGATTTGAGCACTGGCAAGATGAAGGCGATGCCAGAGATGTTCGACATGCTTAATCAATCGCTGTCGTCAAAGGCACCGGACGAGGCAAGGCGAATACTGGCTGAGATTTTCGGCTCTGACGCTGTCCGTGCTGCCGCCGTATTTACGAAGGTCGGCAGCGAAGGCTTCGCCAAGATGTCTGAGAAGATGAAGAACGCTCTGCCGGTCAGCGAAAAGTACAAGATGATAATGTCTGGACTCGCTGGCTCCGGTGCCAACGTCCTCGCGGCGTTGCAGCGGATGGCTATCGCCGTCTCTGACGCTGTGGCGCCGGCTCTCGCCAGCGTCGTGCCGTTCATCACCGGCTTCATCGACGGGCTGACTAAGCTGGCGACTGACAACAAGGAGGCGGTCGCGGCGTTTGCGAAGTTCGCTGTGGCTGCCGTCGCGGTCGGCAGTGCGTTGGTCGGGCTTGGTGTCTCGCTCCAGGTGACGTCGTTCGGCTTGGCTGGAATCGGCAAGGCGGCAGCGTTCGCCTTGTCGCCGCTGACGATGCTGATCGGCGCAGCCTCTAAAGTCGGCCAGAGCTTTGCGCTAGTGGCGATGCCTGCAACGCTTAAGCTCGCAAACTCAATCGGCTCGTCAATGCTGGGAGCGTCGGCGTCAGTCACAGCATTCGTTGCCCGCTCCGGTGCCGCTGCTTCTGTGTATGCGTCATCGCTCGCTGGAATGGCTGCTGCGACCGCAAGCCGTTTAGGAGTGGTGGCGGCGACGTGGGCCGCCACCGGCATCGCCTCAAGTGCCGGTTTCCTGTCGCATATCAAGGCGATGATCACCTACTACACCGGCGCACTTGCTGGCGTGCAGGCGATCACGATCTCTCGGGCTGGTGCTACGGCAGCGGCATGGATCACGTCGTCTGTGGGGGCTGACACGTTCGCCAATGCGTTCTCGGCATCCATGAAGACGGCGAGTGCGTCATCCAAGTTTGCGGCAACCACTGTCGGCAGCGCTGCCACGCTCATCGCGCAAAGCACGGCATCGACTGCCGCAGCCGTATCGAGGCTGGCTGCTCCGCTGGCGGCACCGTTCGTCGCTGTCGGAAAGTCAATGGCGGTGTTTGCGGCTGACATCGCCAGCGGCTTGGCATTCACATATA